CTGTGGCTGAGGATGGGACGGAAACTACGGTAAATGTCAGCGTGGAAGCGGAACTGCCAGTTACGGTTCCTGCGGATGGGAGGGCCGTGGCGCGTGTAAGGTATGTGTTCAACGATGAAGAGATTCTGACCCATTATCCGGCGGAGACTTGGGGGAGTGGGAAGCATGTGCTGCCTTTGTATTATCCTATTGAGGAACTGATTCCCAACTTTATGAACACGTTTCAGGTATTCCTTCGCTTGGAGCGCGGCAGCGGACAGATTGATACCGGGGGATGTATCGCTTCAATCAGCGGACAGGGCATGGCAGCGGCTCCGGCATGGGATGGGAAGATTGTATTGGAGGAAACGGTCTCTGCGTTCCGGGTTGGCGCAGGATTGGGTGTCAGAGGGTTTGCGGAGACAGTTGGAATTGATACCATGGAGCTTGTACAGAGGCAGATGGCAGACAGCATGGGGCGGATTCCAGTAGGCGCGTTTGGATGTCCGGTAGATTTGAGTTAAGGAGGGCGTTATGAGGCTGACGGGAACGATGAGGATTGAACTTACGGATGTGAATACCGGGGAGGTCACAGCGGTGACGGAGGAAAATATGGTGACGGATGCGGTGAATCATATTCTGGGGCTGAATCCCATGGGGGTATTTTACGAAATCGGGGAGAGTATTGACGGGGTGAAATGGCAGGAGGTATTACTTCCGGTTTGCCCTAACATGATTGGGGGGATTCTGCTGTTTTCCAAGGTACTGGAGGAAAGGGCGGACAATATTTATTCCCTGTCGGATAACTTGCCAGTGGCTTATGCGTCAAATAATGTGAATTCCACGGCGAATGTGGCGAGGGGAAGCATGAACCTGACGGAGAGCAAGAAGCTGGACAATGGATACAAGTTTGTGTGGGAGTTCACGCCGAGCCAGGGGAACGGTACCATTGCGGCGGCTGCCCTGACCAGCGCCCAGGGCGGGGCGAATGCTTATGGGAGCCTGGTGAATGACAGTTCCACATTCCTGCAGATTAAAAGCATCAAGCTGGATGGGATGGCTATGGCGCGGGAGCTGGTGCTGTTTGAGACGGTGGAGGTGGATTTTGAAAGGAATCTGCTGTATTCCATCACATATCAGGATACAGGGGTGCGTATACGGAAGGTGCATATCCCGATTTTTACGGTGGGGCTGAACGAGAAGCTGGATGACTCATCCTTTGCGGTGGTGGATGACCAGGTGATTCAGACTTCCACGTTCCGGTTTCTTGGGGATTACACGCTGTACGGGGAATTTCTGGACGGCGGGAATGGGTACTGGTACGGGTTTTCCAATGAGGGGAATTCCTCTGGCAGTGCTACTATGGTGTGGGTGAAGATTAAGAAGGATGATTATTCCATGACGGAGGGGGAGTGGACGCTGTCCAATGCGAAGCTGATGGACGTGGGGCGGCGGGAGGAGGACAGTTCTTTCCCGGAGCGGTATCTGCAGTGCTGTATTCGGAGTGGATACCTGTATGTGATGGCGAATAACAAGAAGGGGATTTATAAGATTAATCTTTCCAATTCTTCAGATGTGACGCTAATCAATCTGGGGTTTACTTCCAAATGGAAGCCGCTGTGCGAGACAGGGACCTGCGAGGTATATATGACGCTGGTTGGGGATTTGATTATCGGAGGAGATTTCCAGGTTACGGTGGAGGACAAGGTAATACGCACCCAGGGGAGTTTCAGGCTGAATGATGCGGCAACGCCGCTGTTCCAGTATAAGAATTTTCTTTTGGGGTGGGGAGGGAGTTATGGGAGCGAGTACCGGACTATGTACCTGCTGACACCTTATTTGGCAACTATTAACAACCTGTCATCGGCGGTGGTGAAGACAATGGACAAGACGATGAAGATTACCTATACACTGACAGAGGAGGCCGTGCCGTAAGGGTGGTAGAGAAAAGAAAAACTTATGGAATCAGGAGCAGGCGGCAGTCCAAAACGGGCTGCTGTTTTTGTACGGAAAAACAAGGAGGGTTTTGAGATGAGAGATGTAACAGGCACGATGCAGTATGTATTTGCCGCTATGGGCGGTGCTTTGGGGGCAGTCATGGGAGGATTTGACGGGTTTTTGTATGGGCTGGTTGTTTTCGTGGCAGTGGATTATGTGACCGGGGTGATGGTTGGGATTCTGAATAAGGAGCTTTCCAGCCAGACCGGGTTTCGGGGAATTTTCAAGAAAGTGGTCATTTTTTCTCTGGTTGCCGTGGCGCACATCATCGATACCCATGTGATTGGGAATGGGAGCGTACTGCGGACGGCGGTGATTTTTTTCTATCTGTCCAATGAGGGGATTTCTATTCTGGAGAATGCGGTGAAGATTGGGCTGCCGATTCCGGAGAAGCTGAAAAGTGTGCTGGAGCAGTTGAAGGAGGGGAATGGACATGAAGGTAAATAAGAATTATGTTTCTGACAATAACACGTATGAGAGCAATAATCCGCAGTATATCGTGGTGCATAACACAGATAATTTTGCGGCAGGAGCAGATGCCAGCGCCCATGCAAGAGCGCAGTATAACGGGAATATAGACACGTCTGTCCATTATTACACGGATGACAAGGATACGGTGTACCAGGCGGCTCCCCATGGACGAGGATGCTGGCATGTGGGGGTGAATTATGGTGGACGGCTGTTTGGGACGGTGAATAACAAAAACAGTATCGGAGTGGAGATGTGTGTGCAGGCAGGGTATGATTTTCAGAGAGCCTTTGCCAATACGGTGGAGTTTGTCTGTCAACTGATGGCGGAGACGGGGATTCCGGCTGACCGGGTGGTGCAGCATTATGATGTGTGTGCGAAGAACTGTCCTTCCCAAATCCGGGCGAAGGGGATGTGGGAGAAGTTTAAGCGGCAGATTGGGAGCGGCGGCTCCGGGCAGGAGGAGAATGTTTCTTCCTATACAAAGATCATGGGGAAGGCTGTGGCTGCGGCGGAGCAGATGCGGGAGTATATTAAAAAGAAAAATCCGGCTGTAGAGCAGTCGGTGTTGGATATGGTTCCGCTATACCTGTCCGAAGGGGAGGCAGAAGGTGTGAGAGGGGATATTGCTTTTGCCCAGTCCTGTCTGGAGACGGGGAACTTTGGCTTTTCCGGTTCGGCGGTGACGCTTGAGCAGAATAATTTCTGCGGGATGGGAGTGATCTCCAATGGGGAGAAGGGGAATTCTTTTGACACGGCGCAGATGGGAATCCGGGCGCAGGTGCAGCATTTGAAAGCCTATGCCAGTACGGAGGAATTGGTGAACCCGAAAGTTGACCCACGATTCCGGTATGTGACCAAGGGGGCTGCGCCTTATGTGGAATGGCTGGGAATTCAGGAGAATCCGCAGGGAAAGGGCTGGGCTGCCGGGGCAGGGTATGGTGGGAAGATTCTTGCTATACTGAGGAATATCATTGGAGACAGTGGAGATGCAGGGGGCAGCATGGAGGGTTTTGGGAATCCGAACCAGCCGGTTAATCCGCTGTTCGGTTTTGTGAAGGTGTTTTATAAGGGGAAAGACGGAGTGAATGTGAGGAAAGCACCGTGTATGGGGGATAACGTGGACCAGGTGGTGTTTGACGGCGTGTATACGGTAGTGGGCATCAGCGCGGATAAACTGTGGTATAAGCTGAAATCCGGGCTGTTTTTGACTTCGGATAAGCGGTATGTGCAGTTCATGGAGAAACTGCCGGAGGCATCTTCTTATATGGTGAAGGTGGAGATTCCGGATTTGAATATCCGAATGGGGCCGGGAACTGGTTATGCGAGGACGGGAAGGTTTACCGGAGTAGGGGCGTTTACTATTGTGGAGGAGGCGCAAGGAGCCGGGGCTTCTAAGTGGGGGCTGTTGAAATCTTACCAGAAGAAGCGAGACGGGTGGATTTCGCTGGATTATGTGACGAGGATATAGAGATTTTCCCGGTGGGGGAACCTGCCGGGTTCTTCTTTTTGACCTTCTGAAATAAGTTTCCGCAGACCAAAAGAAAAGACGTGGAAACCGCCTATCTGCTTGACTTATAGGGTGTTCAGAGTGATTAATAGACTACGCTTATTGAGCTTGCTCAATGAGAAACCAAAAACGAAAGGAGTGGGATGCCGGATGAAGATGCAGGTGGCATATTATTACAGAACCACACACCGGGATCATGGATATGAAAAATATGTGGAACCGGGGAGAAAAGCATTCCGCAGGCGCTATGGTAAGCGGACGTTGGAAGAACATTTCTTTTGGGATGAAGCGTCTGGCGTAGACGCAAACCGGAAAGCGTTCCGGCAATTGATTGAGGAAATTCAGGCTGGGCATGTCCGGGTGGTAGTCACAAGGGACGCCACTATGATTGCCCGTGACTGGCAGCAGTTCTTTGAATTTATGGAAGCCTGCGATAAAGCAGGGGTACCAGTGATATGTATCAATGAGGACGGAGACGCAGGAAAGCAGTATGAATGTGTGAAGCGGTTTGTAAAAGAATACTTCGGAAGGGAGAAGGTTTTATGAGGATACGGATGTTGGAGCCGATACAGAATAAAATACCGAAAAAGAAACGTGTCTGTGCTTATGCCAGGGTTTCCACGGATTCCAGGAAACAGGGCGAATCCCTGGAAAACCAGATATCCTCCTATGAACGCTCCTTGAAAGCCAACCCGGAATATGAGTTTATTGGCGTGTTTGCAGACCAGGGGATATCTGGTTTCAGCAGGAACCGTCCGGAATTCCAGCGGATGGTGCAGATGGCAAAGGACGGCCAGATAGATTTAATCATCACAAAGTCCATTTCCCGGTTTGCCAGAAATACAGCAGTTCTCCTGGAAACGGTAAGGGAGCTGCGGCTGATTGGGGTTGCTGTCTATTTTGAAGAACAGAATATCAATACATTATCCGGGGACGGTGAGGTCATGCTCACCGTCCTCGCTTCATTTGCCGAGGAAGAAAGCAGGAATGTGTCGGAGAACCGGAAATGGTCTATCCGCAAGAAGTTTGAGCGTGGGGAGTACATGATTAACACGGAGCGGTTCATGGGCTATGACAAGGATGAATTTGGGGAGCTGGTCATCAATCCCAAAGAGGCAATGGCAGTCAGGTTCTTTGCAGATATGTACCTTTTGGGAGTAGGTTCCAGCCGTCTGGGGCAGTTGGCAGATTTTCTGGGAGTCCCGTCTGTGACAGGAGGGAAGTGGACTGGCGGTTCATTTATGGGTATGTTCAAAAATGAGAAATACAAAGGGGATTTCCATTTGCAGAAATATTATACACCGGAGGACAAGAGGAACCAGACGGTACGGAATCATGGGGAAGTACAGAGTTATTATATGGAGGACAGCCATCCGGCGGTTTTGAGCACGGAGGTTTGGAATGCCTTGCAGGAAAAGATAGAAGAAAATAAACGGGACAGGAACATTGCTCAGAGTGACACACAAAAGTACCAAAACAGATATCCATTGACGGGGATGCTGTACTGTCCGTATTGCGGAAAGACACTCCGGCGCAGGATTGGGTACAAAAAGAAGGTAGAGTGGCTTTGCTCCACTTATATTGAAGAAGGAAAGCAAGCCTGTCCGGGTGTGCGGATTCCGGATGAATCGGCAGCCCGGCAGGATATTATAGGAACCAACGGTGGCAGAGGAGGTTTACAGGAATGGCAAGAAACATTACCGTTATACCAGCAAAGCAGAATTTGACAGCAGGGGAAGGGAATGCCGTGCTGAGGAAGAAACTGCAGGTGGCGGCGTACTGCCGGGTGAGTACCGACCAAGAAGAACAGCTATTAAGCTATGAGAACCAGGTGCGGTTTTATACAGAGAGTATCAACAGCAATCCGGAATATGAGTGTGCCGGGATATATGCGGATGAAGGTATTTCTGGTACGAATACCAAGAAAAGGGATGAATTTAACCGGATGATCATGGACTGCCGGGCGGGAAAGATTGACCGCATTATCACGAAGTCCATCTCCCGGTTTGCAAGAAATACACTGGACTGCCTGAATTATGTGCGGGAGCTTAAGGGACTTGGAATTGGGGTGACATTCGAAAAGGAGGCCATAGACACTTTGGATGCTAAGGGGGAAGTGCTGCTTACAATCCTCTCGTCCCTTGCGCAGGATGAAAGCCGAAATATTTCAGAGAATAGCACATGGGGTATCCGCAAGAGGTTTGAGATTGGGCAGCATAAGATGAGTACCAAGCGGTTCCTTGGTTATGACGCTGATGAAAATGGGAAGCTGGTTGTGAATAAACAGCAGGCAAAGATTGTGAAGCGGATTTTTATGGAGTTCCTTTGGGGGAAGACTACTGATTATATTAAGCGGATTTTTGAGAGGGAAGGCGTGATAAATTGGGATGGCGGGACGAAATGGCAGTCCACGACCATTGACAGTATGTTGGAAAATGAAAAGTATAAAGGAGACACGCTTCTGCAGAAAAGCTACACGGTGGACTTCTTGACGAAGAAGCGGGTGCAGAATGAGGGGGAAGTACAGCAGTATTATATTGAGAATGACCATGAGGCGATTATAGAGCCTTGGATTTGGGAATGTGTGCAATTGGAGATGAAGCGGAGGGAGCGGTATCTGGAGGAGCATAATATTACACGGTTTTCCCAGAACACGGAGGCGAATCCATTTTCAAGCAAGATTATCTGTGGGGAATGCAACAGGGCTTTTGCGAGGAAGGGATGGCGGACACCAAATGGGGATAGGAAGGTGTGGCAGTACAGTGAGCGGTATAAGGTGAGAG